AGTGGGAAGTTAAGATTCCTCACAATGCCTCAGATGATCTTAAACGTAAAAAGCAATACCTTGAAGAAGTTATCCAAGATATGGATTGCTCTCTTCTTGAAGTAATCAAAGAGATTAGCAGCTTTAATACTTATGGTTTCTGTGTGATGGAGAAGGTGTTTCGTCGCCGTCTTCGCTCGCAAGGTTCCTACTATAACGATGGTCTTGTGGGTATTAAGAAGATTACCCCTCGTGCTCAAGAGACTATTGCTAAGTGGGAGTACGATGATGATAATCGTGAGCTTACTGGTATTCGTCAATGGTATCGTAAGAACAACGGCGCTATAAACGAGTTTGAGATTGCCCCAGGTAAACTTATTCCTCGTGAGAAATTCATGTTGTTCCGTACCAACGCAAGGCGAAACAATCCCACAGGTACAAGCCCTCTGGTTTACTGCTGGGAAAGTTGGAAGTTTAAGAAAGCTCTTGAAGAGTCAGAAGCTGTAGGTGTTGCTAAAGACTTGCGTGGTCTTCCAATCCTCACTATCCCCGCTCAATATATGGCTGAAGGTGCCTCTGAATCAGACAAGGCTACTTACGAATATCTCAAACGTGTTATTCGTAACGTACACCGAGACGAACAAGAAGGTCTTATCCTTCCTGGCGTATATGATGATGGCGGACATGAACTATTCAAGTTTGAACTGGCTGGCGTGACAGGTAGTAAGAGCTACAACGTTGGTGACATTATCAATCGTTATAGTAATGAAATCCTAATGTCATTTTTTGCTGATGTTCTTAAGCTTGGTCAAGGTGCTACTGGTTCTTACTCTCTTGCAGATTCTAAGACATCAATCATTGCCACTCGCATTGAAGCTGCTTTGATGGAGATTCAAGACCAATTTAATAACGATCTTATCAAGCAGCTTGCAGAACTTAATGGTTGGAATCCTGTTGATATGCCTAAGCTTGTCTATGGTGATATTGATGATCGGGATATCGACGTACTATCTTCTGCACTACAACGTACCAAAGCTACTGGTCTTGTTGTTCCTTCTGCACGTAATGTTAACTACATTGCTGAACAGCTTGGTCTGCCAGATCGCGTTGATGAAAATATGCCTCAAGATGAGCTTAATGAACTTCTTGGTCAGATGACATCATCCAGTGGTGAAGGCATGGTAGAAGGCCTGTCGTCGGGCACAGGTTCTGCTGACGGTAGTTCTGGTGACAGTTCAACAAGTAATAAAGAAAACTAAGGAGCCTTTATGGCACATGCTCTAAGGCTTCTTACTCAGAAGCTATACAATCAGCCTCATCTAATGGAGGCTAAGAGCTTTGAAGCTATCATGAGCTACCTTGATCATCGTAACAATGGTCAGGCAGTATTGCAAGATAGCGAAGATGAACGCTCTAACAAATCCCATCTAATGTACAACCCAGACACCAAAGTCGGAATGCTTTCGGTAGAAGGACCCCTCACTTATAAGCCCATTACTATGATGGGTTTTGATTGTGGTGGTGCTAACTATCAAGCAATGAAAGCTGACATGGATGCTCTTGCTGAACAGGGTATGAAAACTCTTGTTCTGAACGTAGATAGTGGCGGCGGTGAAGCTTACCAAGTATTTGAAACTGCACAATACATTCGTGATGTAGCAAATGCTAAAGGTATTCAAATCCTGTCCTATATTGATGGTATGAGTGCTTCTGCTGCTTACGCGATAACTTCTATTTCTGATCAGATTATTGTTAATCCTCAAGCTGAAGTTGGTAGCATTGGTGTTGTTGTTCGTTTGATGAATGATTCCAAAGCGCTTGAGAAAGAAGGCTATGAACGTACTTTTGTCTATGCGGGTGGCAGTAAGGTGCCGTTTGCAAAAGACGGTAGTTTCCGAGAAGACTTTATCTCAGATATTCAAAGTAAGGTAGATACACTTTACGAAAGCTTTACTGAGTTTGTTGCAGGGCATCGTAACATCTCAGTAGAAACTGTTAGATCGACTGAAGCTAAGACTTTCTTGCCAAAAGAAGCACTGAGCCTAGGTCTAGCAGATGCTGTAATGACTCATGAAGAGTTTTACTCACATTTAGCAGACGTAGCTCAAAAAGAGAACACCATGCTCAAACTTAAATCCAAGATGTTTAATATGTCGCAAGACAGTGTTAGCGAGGTTGAAATGAAAGAACTTGAACTAGCTAAAGAACAACTATCCGAAGTGCAAGCTCTGCTTTCAGCCAAAGATGTTGAACTTCAAGCTGCCCTAGAATATGCTGTAACTCTGAAAGCTTCCTATGAAGAAGCCCAAGCTAAACTAGCTGTATTCCAAGCTGAAAAAGAAGCTGCTGAACTAGCTGCCAAACAAGCTGTTGCTCAAGCCCGCCTTGACAAACTAACTGCTGCTGTTGGTACTGAAAAAGCCGCTGAACTTTCCGCTAAATTTGAAGGCGCTGACGATGCTCTATTTGAAGCAATGGTTGGTGCTCTAGAATTCGCCTCCGTAGGTGAAAAACAATCTGCCCTTTTCAGTGAGATGGGTGCGGATACTAAGGTTGAGACTAATCCCTCTATGGAAGAAGCTCTCGCTGCTGCAATCAAAAAACAATACAAAACTAAGTAATTCGAGGACTATATCTAATGGCTATTCTTGACCTAACCTACCGCACCCTTGGCGACCTAGTTGTTCACGAACTTGATCCCAGTGTTGGTTACGCTCGTAAAGTAATCACCCTAAACTTTGCTGCTGCTGGTGATGCTTCTGCTGTTGTCATGGGCACTGTAGTTGCTAAAGCTGCTGCTGACACCACTTACCACAAAGCTGTAGCTGCTGACCTAACCACCGCTGGCACCAAGTTTGCCGTTGTCTTCGGTGATCGTTTTAGCTGGAAGCCTTCTTTCGCTATCACTGCTGGTCAGAACGCACAAGCTGTTGCTTTCGTTCGTGATGAAGTAATTCTTTCTGACTACCTCATTAAGCAAGTTAACACCCAATTCAATGCTGCTCAGATTGAGACCCTAAAGGGTAAGCTCGAAGAGCAGGGCGTTCTAGTTGAGATCGCTTGCTAAGCGCCTCTCTTAAAATATATCAATCTGGAGTATAATTAATATGGCTATTGCTTTTCAACCCAACAACACTGGTCGCGTACTAGAACTTACTAACCAACTAGTTACCATCCCCAACCAGTGGGGTCTTATCAACTCCATGGGTCTGTTCAATGAGCAGGGCGTTACCCAGGATACCGTTGCTGTAAGTTCCATGACTGAAGTTGATGGTCTACCAGTTGATCGAAACTGGGATGAGCGTAACAGCACCATCAAGCCCACCAGCCGTGGCATCTACACCTTCCCAATCCCTCACTTCCCACTAGACACCGCTATTCTACCCCGTGATCTACAGGGTATTATTTCTTGGGAAAACTTTGCTCAGAACTTAGACCTTGAAAGCGCTGCTAACGTTCGTGCTCGCAAGATGGATACCCTACGTCGTCGCTATGCTCAACTAGCAGAAGTCGCTCGTATGCAGATCATCACCAGCGGTACTGTGTATGCTCCTTCCGGCACCCTAGCTCGTGCTTACGGCCCTACCGTAAACTACTATAACGAGTTCGGTGTTACCCGTACCGAGATTACCACTGACCTGGCTAACAGCAACGTTGATCCACTAAGCTACACCGGTCAAATCATTGCTGGTGTTCAAGATGGTCTGCTCAATGGTCAAGTTGTTAGTGATTTCGTGGTTGTGTGCTCCCCTGAGTACTTCCAAGCCCTAATCACCAACCCCTATATCACTGAAGTGTACAAGTACTACCGTCGTGAGCAAGACCCACTCACCACCCGTCTTGGTGTTCAGGGTATGCCTCTTGATGCTCGTTATCAAGTGTTTAACTTCGGTGGCGTTAGCTTCATTGAGTACCGTGGTACTTACACCGATCAGAATGGTGTTGTTCAGCGCTTCATCCCTGCTGGCGATGCTTATGCATTCCCCCTAGGTGTAACTGACATGTTCCAAACCTACTTCGCTCCTGCGCTACGGTTTGATACTGTTAACACTGTTGGTCAGTCCCAGTACTACTTCGAAGAAATGTCTGGCAAGATGGACAAGATTGAAATCATGTCTGAATCCAACATGCTAAACGCTGTTCTTCGCCCCCAGGCTATTATCCGCCTACATCTAGCTTAATTGCTAGTTCGGGATATGGGGACTTCGGTCCCCTTCCCCTTCCCAAATTCTAAAGAGGTTTGTAATGAACATCAAGAAGCCTGAAGGTCGCTTCATTAGCAC